AACAAAAGGCATTTAGATAAGTTAGAGGAGTATGTGGAACTATAAAGGACAAAGAATAAAAGAAAGAAAAGATTTACCAGCAGATGCAGTTGGCTTTGTTTACAGAATCTTTAACAGACAAACGGAACAAGTTTACATTGGTAAAAAGATACTGCTTAATAAACGAACTAAGCCTCCTCTAAAGGGGTATAAAAGAAAGCGAGTAACATACGTTGAAAGCAACTGGAAAACTTATACTGGAAGCAATGCAGAAAGTAAAAAATGGAAAATAGAAAATTGTTACCGAGAAATAATATACATTTGCTACAATCGAACAATGATGTCTTATTATGAGACAAAATTACAATTTACCAACGATGTTTTAGAAAGTGATAAATTCTTAAACGATAATATTCTTGGCAAATATTACAAACAAAAAATTCAAAAATACATAGATGATTCAAAAAACAAAGACGAATGAAGAGATTGAAGAGCAGAGAATGATGATGCAGCTTCTTGAAGCAGATGCAAACATTAATGTTTCAGAAGTTATTAAATACCCCCCAGTTTCTATTAGTTGTGGCACTTACATTGATACAGATTTTAGAGGTAATAAAACAGAATATCCAATACCAATTGGCACAGATGGAAATTTCTCTTTTGTACAAGCATTTCCTAAAGTTGGTAAATCATTTTTAATGAGTTTAATTGTATCTGCTTATCAAAGTGGAATCAATCAATATACTGGAATTATTAAAGGACATAGAAGAGGAAGAAAGATAATTCATTTTGATACTGAACAAGGTAAGTTTCACGTTAGTAAGTTAGCAAGGAGACCACTAATGATGAATAATTTAAAAAACGATGATAACTATCATATTTATGCTTTGCGTTCAATGAACCATCAAGAAAGAATTGAATTTATTGATTATATTTTATTTGATTTATTTGAAGGAAAAGAAATTGGTTTAATTATATTAGATGGAATTGCAGATATGGTAAGCGATGTCAACAATATGGAGCAATCAAATTTTATTGTACAAAAGGTTATGACTTGGACATCTAAGTTATCTTGTCATTTAATGACAGTTTTACATCAGAATTTCGGAAGTGATAAACCAACTGGAAATTTAGGAAGTGCATTAGAGAAAAAAGCAGAAACACAAATCAAGTTAGAAAAAAACGAGGTCAACAAAGGATGGATTACTGTTGAATGTAAGAGGAGCAGAAACAGAGGATTTGAACCATTTTCCTTTAAAGTTAATGATAAAGGTTTACCAGAATTTGTTAATAATGATTTTGAATTTTAATAAATGAAAACCTTATATTGCAACTATGCAAAGTTGGAAAGAAAAAGATTTATTTGATTGGTTAGATTTAAACTATTATAAAAGTTTAGTAAACAGTAAAAATCCAATATCAAGGTGGGACTGTTACGATATTGAAACTCAAAGCAGAATAGAGTTGAAATGCAGAAAAAAACACTATGATACTTTATTACTTGAAAAGTCTAAATACGATGCTTTAGTAAAAGAATCAAATAAACACTTTGATGTGCCAATATATATTAATAGTACGCCAGAGGGGATATATCTATTTAACTTAAACAAAATAGATATAAAATGGTTTCAAAAATCATTACCAGCAACATCTGAATTTAAGAACAGAAGATGGATTAAAAAAGAAGTAACAGAAATTGATATAAAACAAGCAATAAAACTAAAATAAATGGAAACAATTAAACTATTAAACAACGAAGTATTTGACAAGCAAGACATTTTAAAAAAGATGTTAGATGATGAATTTTATTATGGCTATCTTGGTGTAAATGCATTATCTAGTTCAGCATCAAAGAAACTTTTAGACTCTCCTTATTCGTATCATCGTTCATTGACTGAGAAGCAAACAAACGTACAAGCGTTAAGAGATGGTCAACTAATTCATCTTATGGTTCTTGAACCAGAAAAGGTTGAATACTTAACATTTACAGAAGGTACAAAAGCATCAAAGAAATATAAACTAGCAGTTGAAGAAGTTGGCTCACATAATGTGTTTACAAATGCCGAGTATCAGAAATCAAGAAAGATATCTGAAAGGGTAAGAAATGTAACTGAGGTTAAGAAGATGCTAGAGGGTGCAAGGTTTGAAATACCAGCAATTCACACCTACAATGATTTGCCATTTAGAGGAAAAGCAGATATTTTAAAAGATGGACTTGTAATAGATTTAAAAACAACTGCTGACATTAAATCTTTTGAAAGGTCAGCTCATCATTTTTCTTATGATTTACAAGCTGCTTTATATTTAGAGTTGTTTAATGCTTTTGATTTTGAATTTATTGTAGTTGATAAAAGCACACTTGATGTGGGCATATTTAAATGTTCAGATAATTTTATTGATGGAGGAAGAAGAAAGTTAGATTTGGCAACAGAAAGATATTTAGATTATTTAAAAATAAAAGACATAGATAATTATGTTACAAAGTCCACATTGTAAATCCTTAGAGAATGTAGCCTATAAAAGTTGTATAGATACCTATTTTAGCCAAAGAGATAAAAAAGATATAGTTGAATACTGGCTTTATTTATTTAACGAACATAGATTCTGTGAAGCAAAAGGAGTTGAGAAAGCACTTGAATTAATTGATATTCACGAAGAATGGAATGGCAAAAGCTAGAAAGAATATAGTAATAAAGAACTGCAATTACAAAGCTCAACAGTATTGTTTTAAGAATGGTTTTTTAATTTATCCAGAACCATATGGTAATATGTTTAAAATATACTGTAATAGGATAAAAGGAAATTATTATATGAAAGGTCAGCAATTTAATAAAGAACAATCATCTCAAGCTATTTGGGATTTATACACTAAAATTTACAATTATGAAATTAATAAGATACGAGATTAAAGCTGGATTTTTTAAAGGCTTTTTGTTTGGGGTTAGACATTACCATTTTTATGATGAAGAAATCTATGAAGAAGATATAGTATTATACATTGGAATCTTTCAAATAATTTTAACTTTAATATACCAGAAATGATAAGCAAAAATAAAATGAATCAAAAACAAACAGTTGACTTTATAAATAAAATTTCTGGTACTAAACTAATTGAACACACAGATAAATTTAGTTCTTATGATGCATTTGATGACAATTACATTGTTGAGATTAAAAACAGAAGAGCAAACCATAAAGAACCATTTTTAGAGGTTAATAAAACTGTTATAAATACCAAGAAAGCAAAAGAAGAAAATAAAGATTATCTTTACATACAAGCAGATGAAACTGGTGTTTATGTTTTTAATATCAGTAAACTTAATTTACATTCAATACCAAAGAGATTCTATAACGTACCAGCAACAACTGATTTTAATAATAATGAAAGGGTAAAGAAAGAATTTTGGGTTCTTAAAAAATCTTATGCAACAATAATAAATTTATAAATACGATGAGAAGCACACAAACACACTACGACAATGGCAAAGATTATGATGTAATTGATATCATAAACGATTTTAAGCTTAATTTTAGCAGAGGTAACATACTAAAGTATATTTGTAGAGCTGGAAAGAAAAAGGATGAACTAGGGGACTTGCTAAAGGCAAAGGACTATCTGGAGAGGGAGATACAGAGATTAAGAGAGGTTAAATAGCTTCTCTTTTTTTTTGTTAAAATGTTAAAGAAATGTTAAAATCTGTTAATAGTTTGTTTATAACATATAATTGGTTGTATATTTACACCATAATTAAAAACAAAACAGATGAAAAAATTACAAACATTAATCTTAATAATTGCACCAAGCTACTTTATAAGTAGATTTATAATCGGCTTAGTTTTTAACCTTTAAATTCAAATTATGTACAGAAAAAAATTAATTCAAAAGATTCAGCAACTTGTAGACAAACTACCAGTAAGCAACAGAAGAAAAGAAGCCAAGCAAGACTTGCTTAAACTTAAATTAACCGACAATGATAAGTTCTTCTTATTATTAAAAAACAAATACCAAAATGATTAGATTTATAAAAAGAGGATTTTATTTATTGT